GCACAGGGCGTGCCGCGGCCGGGAGGACCCGTTGGCCGCGACCAAAAGCCGCGTTTCGCCCGTGTTTTTCGCATGTCATGTGCGTTGCGCCCTTGTTTTCTAGGGGTTTTTGCACGCCAGTCAACCGACCTCACGCTCGACGCCGTGAGCAACCGCCATGCCATTCCCATGCCTCACCCACCAATGGCACAGCAACGCCGCATCCGCTCGCCCATCGTCCTTCACCCGTGCGAACAGTGACGCCTGCCGTGGCCACAGGTTGGCCGCTGCCTGCCTGTGAGCCCCCTTGTCACGAGACACCCCGAGGTCCTTCGTCCATGCCTGCGGTCGCACGAGCACGAGCGGCAGGGCAAGCCCTGCCACCACACCTTCGACCAGGCCGAACGAGCGGCCGAAGGAGAACGCCGATGTCGCCCCCGTGCCCTGCACGCCCTGCACGTGCTCGAGCACGACGGCGTCGATGTCGCCTGGCTGGCCAGCGAGGATATCCCGCAGCCCATGTGGGCATACGTGCCGCTTGCCACGCACCTCGACGGTGGGCATGTCGAACGCTTCGATTGCGTCTCCCCAGATTGCGGCCACCGCACCGCTCACGCCCGGGTCGATCCCGATCACGATTCCCATACCCTCATCCTCCCACAACCCGGAGTGTCCTGGCCTTGCCCTCTTCCCACGTGACCCAGCCCTTGCGGGCCAGCAGCCGTAGGTGCTGCTTGACGCCGTTCGGCCCTGTGATCCCCAGGTCGTCGCCGAGCTCGCGGATGGTCGGCGGGTAGCCGTGCTCCTTCGCGAGCCGGCGGATCGCCGCCACGACGTCCCGTTGCCGCGGTGCCAGCTGGACGCGGCCATGGCGGTCCCGTGGCTGGGCTTCGATGCTGTTCCACTTCATGACGCCTTCCCGAATGCGATGGGATCGACTTCCCCGTCGCTGGTGATGCGGCCGAACATGGCCTCTTGCCCGAGCAGCCGCTTGCGGGCGTACATGAGCACCTTGTGGGCCGGAAGCATGTCGATCTTCAGTCCTTCGACCTTGTCGAGCACAAGCCCTTCGATCATTCCGAAATCGGATGGCGTTGCATCGTCGATCATGCTCACGAACTCAGACGCAAGCCGCTTCGATTCGTCAGCGTCAACATGCACCGCCTTGTGACGCTCCATGGGCTTGCGTGACGAAGCAGCCTGCTTCTTGGCCGAGTGCAGCTCCCGATACGCTTGCAAGATCCACGGCAACTGCGGGTAGAGCGTGTCGCGGGTCCGCTTCACGTTCCGCAGGGCATCGTAGAGCGTGTCCTGGTCGAGGCCGCCGAGGTCGTCGTTCAGCAGACGTCGCTCCTCGTCCGACCACTGGCACTGCGGCCAGAGCTGGTTCATGGCCAACTTGTTTTGATCCCACGTCCTCATAGATTTCCTCCTGCCATTTGGCGACCCCTCGTGCCTGCTCTCGACTTGGCGTTGTCGAACTCACCCGCCAAGATCCGATCCACGTAGTCGAAGAACCGGGTGACGGCGAGCGATTGCTCGAACCACTGGCACGACGGCAGCCGCGCCATCGCCTCACGCGCCCGCCCGAGCCATCCCGGGGACGCGGCGTAGTCCACCCACGTCGAAGGCGGCCCGAGGGCTGTCCAGGGCACAGCCCGGCCGGTGGCGTTCCACTCGGCCACGAACTGCTGCCACTCGTCGGCCGCCCATCCTGGCTGGCGAAACTCGTCGCCCGCCGCCGTGTGTGTGTGTGTGTTCTCTTCTAGGATAAGGGAAGGATAAGGGGCTACACTTTTGCTACCTGTTTGCTTGGCATTTGCTAGATGTTTGCTAGACGCTTGCTTGGCGTTTGCTAGATTCCTGGCCTTTGCTTCCCCGCCCGCCTTGCCTGCCTTCGCGCGTTCCTCGCGGATGTCGGCCACCGCCACCCGCTCACGCTCCAGGCGGTCGTGGCTCAGACGTCCGTCTTCGAGGACGGTCAGCCGCTCGCGGATCTGCTGCCAGTCATCCGGCTCCAGGCCGCCGGCGATGCGGCCGCAAGCGGCCTGATTGTCCGGGATGCCGCCACGGGTCCAGGCGTAGCACAGCAGCCGCATGTACGCCCCGAAGCACGCCGGCGTCATATCGACGCATGACGCGATCAGGTCGTCGCAAAACAGCGGCAAAACGTGGTGGCTGTCGGCTTTCCTTGCCATCGCTCAAACCCCTTTATGTGTGGCCTTCTGACGCCTCTTGGACGACTTCCGCATGGCCAACGTCTCGGCCTCGTACCGCTCCGGGTCGGCACACCACTTCTCGTACTCGCGGATCGAGTACCTGACGCATCCGCCGAACCGTGTGGGCCTTGGGCCTCGACCAGCCACCGCCCAGTTGGCGAGCGTCCCTGGCGAGACGCGGCACCGTTCGGCGATCTCCTGCCGCGTCAAAAATGCTTCCGGTTGGATCATGCCGCTTCTCTCCTCATCACTGGACATAATTTCAGTGTAAGTAGGTGCCGAGGTGTCACCGGCCATTCGCACATCCATTCATCAAAAACCAAACTCGGTTTGCCTGTCGTAGTCAATTCGCGACCCATCAAGCACGTCCCAGCGGTCCCTAAATGCCGCCAATGCAGGCATATGAATGTTGTTCCGAATGACGCCGTTCCGGTCGGCAACACGATCAGCAGGAAAGACGTACCAGTCGTCTCCCCAGAAAATCGCAAACGCATCAACGTCTTGGGTCGTGCAAACGATCACCGAAGACGACATGCCCGTGATAAGACGAACGCGATTGGGGCTGAATGGGTCGATCCATCGCTTCTTGATCTGCGTTCGGTGCCCGTTAATGAGCCGATCCCAGTGTGCATGGTTTTGTTTCGCTGGTTCGATGACCTGATAACCAAGCAGTTCGCAGATCTCGCTGGCCTTCCGCTCAAACTCAGCACCAATTGCACAACTCACTTGAATACCCTCCGATACATCGCCTCACGCCCGCCTGTCCCCGACCGGCACTCGCCAAACCGCTCGATCCTGCCGGCGTCCCGCAGCTCCTTGAGCCGCTTCGACACCGCGGCCACCGTCAGCCCGGCCCGCCGGGCGATCTCGGTCTGGCCGGCGGGTCCGGCCGCCAGGGCCTCGACGATGGCCTCGCGGTGCCCTCCAGCCGTCGAGGCGGCCCGCTTCGCGGCCGCGTGCGACGTCGCCGGGTCTGTGGCCCTCGCCTTCGGTGCTTGGAACAGCGGCCCGTAGTCGATGGTCTGTGGGTAGTAGTCGCTCATGTCTTGGCCTCCTGCCTCATCGCCCTGGCGATCAGCGAAACGCTGCACTTGTTGATCCCGAGCCTCTCGCAAATCTGCTTCTGCGTGCTGCCCTGGCGGAGCAGCTGCCGCACCCGCTCGACGTCGATCCGATTGACCGCTGGCATGACTCACGCTCCTTCGTGTCTTCGCCGTTCCCAGCCCCTGCTCACCCGTCCGACATTGGTCCGGGCTTCCCGTGGCGGTCCCGATTTGGCACCCGAGGCGGCGGTGGCGGCTCGTTCTCAACCACCCACGACCGCACCCGCCGGGCGTACTCCAGGGCCTCCTCGATCAGCAGCCGGGGGTTGTCCGGCCGCTTCTTGGCGAGGTACTCCAGTCGGCCGCAGACGATCTCGATCGCCGAGCGGATGCCGATCGCGGTCTGGCCTTGCCGGCTCACCCATTCCATGCGTCCGCCTCCTTCCGCAGCTCCGCGGCCCGCTCCGCGAGCCGCTGGCGGATCTCGTCGATCTTGTCGGCCGCCTCCCGCTTCGCGTCCGCGATGTTGCTGTGGAAGCCGTCCGCCTTCACGATCGTGCCGTGCCGCAGCTGCACCATCGGCACGCCGTACACGTCGAGGGCCTCGCCCTCCTTCGCGTAGGTGGTCACGTTGCAGCCGTAGACCTCGATCTTGTGGACCGTTGCCATGTGTCACCTCAGAATGGGATGTCGTCGTTGGGCATCGTGCCGTAGGCCGCGTCGGCCCGCTGGGTCGGCGTCCGGTTGACCACAGGCTTCTCGGCCACCGGCTCGCGGAACTGCTCGAAGGCAGGGGCCGACGAGGCGGCGAAGGCGTCGACGTAGACCACCGTCTCGCCGGTGGTCTTCTTCACGCCCCTGGCCGTCGTGATCTGCACCCGGCGGCCGATGATCGCGTCGTCGAAGTCCGCATCCCGCGGGAGGCCGATCGCGTCCGCTAGCTGCATCGCCGCCTTGTGGTCCCGCTTGTTGGTCGGGTCCAGCCACTTCTCAACCGGCTGGCAAGTGCCCTCGACCGGCGTCAGCGTGATGATCAGGGCCGATCGGCTGCCGTCCTTGGCCTCCCACCGCTTCCGCTTCGTGATCTCGCACTCGTGGACGCCGTCCGGGAGCAGCTCATCCGCCGCCTCGAACGCCTGGTCAAAATGGTCAAATCTCATGTCTGCACCTCTTGGGTATGTGTCTCACCGATCCCCGTGACGGCCGGGGTCGCCCGGCCGTGCTCGATCCCGATCGCATGGGCGGCGACCAGGGCTTCGTGGAGCCCGAGGTCACCGGCCCTGCATTTCTTCTCCACCTCCGCGAGCCGCTCCGCCGCGGTCACCTCGCGCGACTTGTAGCGGTTCCGCCACGGCGTCCCGTCATGCCACGCCATCGGCCACCTCCTGTGGTTGAATCTGCTGGTGGCGGATGTCGATCTGCGAATCGAGACGCTGCCGCTGCGATGGCGTCAGTTCGCCGTTGGATTCGGCGAGGTCGGCGTCGGTGCCGATCTGGCCGAGCTCTTCAACCGTGGTGGCCTCGTTGACACGCTCCAGCCAGCCCTTTCGCTCGGGATGCACGGCAGCCTGTGCGGCGGCCTTCGCCTTCGTTGCCGCGAACATCGGAGCCAGTGGCGAGATCCCCATCGGCATCTCAGCCGGCAGCCCGTATCGGTTCTTGGCGTCGAACGCCGCACAGCGCTCGGCGAACATGAACCGCTCTTTGCCGCCGACAGCCTTGGAGCGGCCGTCGGTGCCCTCGACCACCCGCGTCCGGTAGTTGAGGAAGATCACAGCGTCGGCCCACTCTTTCACGAGCGGGCTTACCTGCTTCGACAGCTTCAGCTCGTGTCGATCGTACCCCTCGGTCATTTCAGGCGGGCTCACCCGCTTGACCGTCGAGTGGCCGACCAAAACCACGTTCATGCCGGCAGCCACAAGCCCGTCGAGTGAATCGAGGAACTTGCCCATCTGCTCGGCAACCATCACCCAGCCCTTGCCAAACGGGAACGCTTCCACGCTGTCCTTGTTGTTGTCCTTGCAGACCCGCTCCACGAGCAGCCGCTCGGCCCAGTCAATCGAGTCAACGACAAGCGTCGAGAATCCCTGCCTGTCCACTTGGATGGCAGCCACGGCCGTCCTCATGGTCTGCCAGTCGCCAACCACCACACGTGCGACGTCGAGCTGGTTCGTGCCGTCCTCGGTGTCGAGCACCAGAGGATCGGGAAACTGGCTCGCGAGCGTCGTCTTGCCGATGCCCTCGCCGCCGTACAACACCACCTTCGCCGGTGCGGCCTGTCGGCCACGAACGATCTTCAGTCCCATTGGTCACCTCCCTGGTCCCGGAAGTCGTCGATTGCACTGCACAACCGAAGCACGACCTCGGGCTTGATCTCGTAGACACCCTTCCGACTTGTGTGCCGCATCTCATGCACGAGCTGCTCTGCGGCCCTCACCACCTGCACGGCCTTGGCGTAGCGGTACGACAACCGCCCCTCCGAGGTCCGCCGGTCAAACGTTCGAATCGCCGTCGGCATCATTGGCCCCTCCTTCCGTGGTGACGTGCAGCGTCTTCAGCTCGTCCCGACGCACGTGAATGTCCCGATCCGCGGTGAACCCGAGCTTCACGGATGGCTGCTCCCCGCACGCATTGCGGATGCCGCAGACCATCACGTGCCACTCACGCCCGTCGGGGCCGGTGACCGTCACGCCCTCGTCGATCTTCCTGCTCAAAATCAGCACGCCTCGTTCCTCCCTCCCCGCTGGCCACCCGTGGCTCGCGGGCACGCTCCTTTGCATGTGCCGATCCTCCGGCACTCCTTCCCGCTGGCTTCCGAGCCCGCGGTCTCCTGATTCACTTGCTCGCCGGCCTGCCTGCCGCCGGCGATGATGGACTCGGCCCCGTAGCGGGGCTTCAGCCGCTCGAGCTCGCGAAGCCGATCGAGGGCAGCCGGGTCGTCGACCAGCACGACACCCAACTCCGGCAGGATCGCCGTGAGCCGGTCGCGTCCATCGACGATGACGTCGTAGGCCGCGAGGTTGTCGCCCAGGTCGAGCCGTCGCTCGATCGGCATCCGCATCGACTCCGCGAGCGGCAGCACCTCGCGGCATCCCTTGCACCGGTGAAGCCTGCCGAGCGTGTCTGCACACGCCGCGATGGCGGCGTCGATCAGCCGGAGCCGTTCAGCATCTCGCGAAGCTCCGGCGGGCAGTGGGCCGACTGCTGCCGAAAGCGGGCCATCTGCCACCTCGCTTCGCGAACGTCGTCCGACCACTCCATCCTGATCACCGCACAGGCCGCCAACACCTGCATCAGATTCGGGTCGGCTTGCTTCTCGAACTCGCCGCCCGTTTTCCCGAGCCGCGAACTCCGTTCGTCCTTGAACATCTCGACCTCCCTTCGTCGGGCCGGCCGCTGGCTTCCTTGCTCGTCCCATCGGCGCGTCCCTCGCCATGTGGTTCCATCAACCGCGGTGGTCGATGTTGGGCGAGGTTGTAGGGAATCCCCTACAACGTGTCAACAGCGAAATCGGGGACGCCGTACAACTGCTGTTTTGCAGGGGCTAGAAGAGGTCGCCGGCCAGTTCTTCGCGAGTTGTCCCAAGCCCCGAGGCGACACTGCGAAGCGTCGAGTTGCGAGGTTCCTTGGTCTCGCCGGACATCATGTCGTAGATAGTCTGCCGGTGGACGCCTGTCACTTCCGCAAGTTCGTCTACGGACATGCGGAGTTTCTCCAGTCGACGCTCGATGCGTTGGCCAAGCTCGCAAAGTTCCCACTCACGCGGCCTGCCGCCAACCTGTCCTTTGCTTCCGGTAGCCATGATTCCGCGGCCTCCCTGCTAAGACTTGCTTCGGCTCCGACGCGAAGCAATGGTCGATAAGAAGCCGCCGCGGCGTCCTTCCGAAAGGACCACCGCGGCAGCCTGAGTGGCGGGGGTAGGATTCGGAAAAAAGGCCCGATAACCCGCATAACCGGCCCGCGGAGCAGACCGGCCGACATGGCACGGATGCGTGAACTATCCCTTACGTGGAGGTACACGCCATGACTTTGCAACAGTTTTTCGACGGCTACTACAAGCCCCTCAAACTCCGCGGGAAGTCGGAGAACACGTTCCGCCTCTACGGCTGCACGATCCGGGCCTTCGGAAAGTTCCTCGGCCGCACGCCGCAGCTTGAGGACATCGCCGACGAGATTACTCTCGCCCGGTACATGGATCACCGACAATCGACTGTGTCGCCGTACTCTGCCGAGAAGGAGCGGTCGCAGCTCATGGCCCTGGCGAGGCTGGCGAACGATCGACGCATGATTCCATCGTTGCCTTCATGCGAACCGTCCCCGTTGCCGGATCGCGTGCCGGCGTCATGGTCGGAAGACGAGCTGCGGCGGATGTTCAAGGCCGCTGCCAGCACGCCGGGGCACGTTGGCCTGGTGCCAGCGGCCGAGTTCTTCCCGGCCCTGATTATTGTCTGCTTTGAGACCACCGAGCGGATCGGTGCGTTGCTCGACGTCGAGCCGCACCACTACACGCGGCCGTTCCTGACGGTGCCAGGAGAGATCCGCAAGGGCGGGCGGCGAGCCCGCGTCTATGAGCTCTCGCCGACCGCCTGCGACATGATCGAGCGATTGCTGAAGGTCAACAAGGACCGCGTGTTCGCGTGGAAACAGGCGAGGACGTACCTCTGGGACAAGGTGAAGGGCATCCTGTCGCGGGCCGGCCTCGCCGGGAAACGGATGGCCTTTCAGCAGGTGAGGCGGTCGGCAATCAGCCACATGGCGAAGGCGACGAACGACGCTACGGCCGTGGCCTTTGCCGGGCACGCCCAGGCGGCGACGACGCGAAAGTGGTACATCGACCCGCGCTACCTGAATCGCGGCCCGAAGCCGGCGGACATGCTCCCGCGATTGGACGCGGGGTAGCGGCAAGGTACTATCCCACCACCGAATCGGAGGGCTCCATGCCAGACTTCAGTTTTCTCGATGACGAAGATGACAAAGGGGCGATCCGGATCAACACCGGCCCGGAGCGAAGGCGACCCGTGCCGCAGCCGAAAAAGAAATCCGATCCGTCGGCCGCTGCGGGCTGTCTCGCGTTCCTGTTGTTTGTCGGTGGATGCGTCTACATGGTCCAGAATGGACCTGTCGCCCCATCGAAAGTAGACGCCAGCGCCGACAATCGGAGCCTCGCAATCGTCAATGCTCAGTCGCATATCAAGTCGCTGCTCAAGGCACCGCGGTCTGCAAAATGGCCAGGCATGTTCGAGGTGGCTGACCTTCGGAACCACGCCACGAAAATGAGGGACGGAACGTATGTCGTGCGGTCGTTCGTTGATGCTCAAAACTCTTTCGGTGCGATGATCCGAACGTGGTACGTCGTGCGTTTGCGGCTGCGGGATGACGGCACCGCGGAGGTGCTCGAGGCCCAGCTGCTGGACGACGGTTGACCGCGGCCACCAATCGGCAATACTTGCGGCCATGAAGATCGACCCGAGCGAATACGTGCGAATCGGCACCGCGGCCAAGTTGGCCGGGAAGACCCGCGCGTACCTCAATCGCCTGATCGCAGCCGGCCGCCTCCCGGCGGTGGCCATCGACGGCCAAAACTTCATCCGCCGGGCGGACGCTGTCCGGTTCAAGCCCGCCCCTCCGGGCGGCGAAAAGTAGCCCCTTTCCGCGGGGAAAACAGGCCCCACGGATTTTTTTGGCTCATGCCCTTGCATGGCTGTATCCGATTGGATACAGTGTGGGCATGACGCGGGCGAGTGACCCGCGGCCGACAACCGGGAGACGAACGATGAACGCCGCGAACAACAAGTACGACTGGGCAAACGGATGGGTGACGATGCGGTGGAGCGACATGGACCCGAGCTTTGCTGGCGTGACGGTGTTGAAGTCGAGCGACAAGGCAGTTTGCTTGCTGGCCGATGGCCGTGACGTTACGCCACAGTGGTTCCCGAAGTCTGCTTTTCGGATGGACAAGTACGGCGCGTACCAGCCGCTTTCGTGGTTCAAGTCGAAGATGACGATGCGGCAGATGAAGGCGATCGGGTACGCCGCCTGACCAATCACCCGCCCGCCGGCACAGGGCCGGCGGGCAACACCACCACGAACACCGGAGCCCACCCCCATGACCGCCGCCGAAGCCATGACCGCCCGCATCGAAGCCCTGACCGACGATCAGATCCGCGACGTGATGTGCGGCCTGATGGCCGATTTCCGCCCGGAGTCCGACATCGTGTTCTCCGCCTGCATGAAGGTCGCCGAGGCCCGCATGTCCTCCGCCCTGTTCCTCGCTTTGTGCGGCGAACTGGAGGCCGCAGCATGACCGCCGCTTCCCGCACCGCCGCCGTCCACGGCCTCGCCTCCGGCGAGTGCCGATGGATCGGTCGAGAGGACATCCACGTGTATTGCCACGCCCCGATGGTGGAGCGGCTCATGCCGACGGGCCGCATGGGCTGGCAGCCCGGGCCGGCCACCTATTCCGTCGTCTGCCCCGATGCCGGGCTGGAGCCCGGCACCTGGGTGACCGCACGCGAGGCCGTGCGGCTGATAGAGTCCGCCCTTGTGATGGAGGCCGCAGCATGAACCCCGAAATCGAATCCCTCGCGTCCATCGGCTGCCGGTTCGTCCGGTTGGCCCGCCGCGAGAAGCGGCCCGTCGGGGCCGCATGGCAGACCAGGAGCACGGGCAGCCCGGAGGACGTCGCCGCCTGGCTGCGGGCCGGGGCGAACGTCGGCCTCCTGCTTGGGCCGGCCTCCGGCGTCGTGGATGTCGAGTTTGACGAGTGGCCCGGGATCGAGGAGCTCGCCGCCTACGGCCTCACCGACATCCCGACGCCTCGGTGGAAGTCGAGCCGCGGCGAGCACCGGTTGTACCGCTGGGAGCCGTGGATGCCGCAGACCGCCGTGGTGAAACTCGGGATGCTGGAGATCCGCCTCGGCGGCCGCGCCGCCCAGAGCGTCCTCCCGCCGTCCAGGCACCCGGATGGGACCGTCTACGAATGGATTGTGAGCCCGCAGGACGTTGCCGTGGCGGCGTTTCCTGCTCAACTGTTGGCGAAGGAGGCCGTGGCATGACCGACGAATCCTACGAGTTTTGTTTCACGCTGGACGAAATGCGGATCACGTGCGACGCGCTGAAGATGCTGTCTTCCAGCCACATGAATCTTGCCGTGTCCTATGGCAAGCTCGCGGACAGCGACACCATACCGCCAGACGGTCGGGCGGAAATGCGGCGGCGATCGGATGAGGAATGCAAGGTTGTAGACGCCTGCGACAATCTCGTGCGGATCATAGGGCAGCGGATGAGGAGGATCATGGCCGCGAAAGAGCAGGGGGAGGCGAACACGTGAAGATCATCACGCGACAGACGCAAGCAAATGACCTAGTGGCCAGATTCGAGGATTGGGAAAAGGCGACACGGAAATACTGCGACCACCTCCGGTCTCGCGGACTTGGAAGGCCCGTAGAAGAATTGAGGAAACTCGGCCCAAACCCAGACCCAGACAAATGCGATGCCGTGATACGGCAGCAGCTCGACCAGCACATGTGGCCGTCAGGAAACGTGCCGACATGGACGCAACCGCCCGCCTGCAACGAATGCGGAGCACAAAAGGACGCTGTGGTTCAACTTGGCGAGGAGCCGGACTACGAATCTGCGACGGCATGGGTGTGCCTCGCGTGCTTGCGGGCGGCGTTGGCATTGGCTGAGAAAGCGGAGGCCAAGCCGCATGAGAAGGAGACGATGGCAATCGGGCATATCGGCAGTGGACTCTGTCGCTTGATGCCGTCACTCGCTTCGTGTGTCTCTTACGGCATATTGAGAGAATACTACGGGCAAGCGTTGGTGGATTTCTGGTTTACTGATTCCGATCCGCGACGTTTCCAAGTCTTCTCTGCCGACGACTTTGAAGACAATCCTGAGAAGTGGAAGGTCTACGACTTGGATGTGCCGTATAGGAATCTGGAGAGGCACACATGATCCGCCCCAACTGGTCCTCCCTTGTCCACTCCCTCGTACTGATCCGGCTCGGCCAGGAGCTCGGCACCGACTCGCGGCTGGCCCGGGCGATCCACGACGTGATCGAGATCGTCGTGGCCGTCATCAAGTGAGCGGTGCCGCTGCCGGGCTTCGCCCCCACCCGGCAGCGGCCGCAGCGGCGTGGATGGGGGCTCCCGCCGGCGACCCGGCCGCGTGTTTCAGCGGCTCGGGTTTTCAGTGGCAGCGGTCGGATTCGCACCGACGATCTCCGGGTTATGAGCCCGGCGAGGACGACTGGCCTCCTCTACGCTGCTGGATTCAGTCTACCCGGCTCGCCATCTGCTCCAGCTGCACACGCCAGGACGGCGTGCTCCACCACAGGCCGAGGAGCACCTGGCAGATGGCCGACGTCGTTCCGGCGAGGAGCATCGGCCACAGCGGCCCGACGCCGTGGGCCGCCTCCCACCGCTCGCGGACCTGTGCCCGCACGAGCGTGAGCACGTGGTCGATCGCCTTGTGGTTCTCGCCGCCGAGCCGCTCGATGTCCTCGAGGTGGCGGCTTGGCCAATGCCTGACCACCAGCCGCGTCAGTTCGTCCACCCGCCAGGACTGGGCGTAGTGGACCCGGGAGCCGAGCGTGGCCCGGACGTGGGCCTGGAGCGATGCGAGGGCGTCGTCGGTCACCGTGTCTTCCCAGCGAGGGCGGCGTGGATCTCACGCTGGCCGGCGGCCAGCTCGGCGAGCGTCTCGGCCTGCCGCTCCTGAGTGCGGCCGAGGCCGTCGAGGGTGGCCGTGGTCTGCCGCAGGAACGTCGAGTGGGCCTCGACCACCGGAATCACGACCGTCCTGTGCATGGCGTGAGCCGCCTCGCGGATCAGCCACATGATCGCCACCAGAAAAATGAACGGCACGCCAAACTCGCGAGCCGTCCGCAGAACGATTTCGATTGTCTCGGTACTCACCTGTGCTCCTCCCACCACTTCTTCACCAATGCCTGGACGATGGCCCCGATGGCCCACATGATCAGCATGGTCATGAACGCGAAGCCCGCGCGGCTCGCGTATTCGTCGCGAACGCGGCCCTCCCATGTCCGCCGCACGTCTTCGCGATCGGCCCGGCCCCGCGGCCTCCGGCTCCCCGCTGGCGACATCGCGGCGGCCGTCGCGGTGATCTCGTCGCACCGCTCGCGGCCGAGCATCGCCCGGCGGATCGGGTGGCGGGCCAGCTCGGCCCACACGTAGTCAGAGTCGGTCATCGGTCGCACCTCCCGTCGCGGCAGACGGCGGCCGCCACCGGCAGGCCCAGCATCCGCCGGATCTCGGTCACGTGGCTCGCGGCCGTCAGCCCGCCGGTCGAGCCCCACAGCACCGCGACCAGCTCGCCGCGGGCGTTGAAGATCGGGCCGCCGGAGTCGCCCTGCCGGGCGGCGGCCCGGACCTCGAGCATGTGCATGGGATGCCGGCCCGTCGGGCCGAGGAACTGGGTCACCTCGCCCGAGGCCTCCCGGTAGGTGAACGGCACAGGGCCGTAGCCGGCGAGCGTCAGCCGGTCGCCGATTGCCGGGGGCCGGGCCGCGATCGGCACCGGGGCGGCGGCGGGGGCGGCGGCCGAGAGCACCGCCAGATCCCAGGCGGCATCCCACGCGGTCACGCGGGCCGGGCCGCTCGTGCCGTCGGGCCAGCGGAGCGTGATCGCGTTCCGGCCTTCGCGGACCACGTGCCAGGCGGTGAGCACCTTCGCCCGGCCGTCACGGGCCTCGACGAGCACGCCGGTCCCGCAGTCTTTCGCCGGGCCGGCCCCGCACTCGATCCGGCAGACGGCGGGCCGGGGGCCGGGGGCGGCGGCCACCGCTGGAGCCGGGGGCGGCGGGTCGGGCAGCTGGCCGGCACCTTCGCACACCGGGCACGCGAACCGCACCGGGCCGGGGCCTACGACGCGGTCGCCGTGGCAGTTGCCGCAGGGGGCGGCCGCGGCGGTCGCGCAGAACAGGGCGAAAAGCAGCGCAAGGAAAGGCGATTTCATGGGTTTCACCCGGCGGGCCGGCTCCAGTCATCGGGGAGGGCCACGCTCGCCACGGCGAACGATCCTTTCCATGCCGACTTCGCGGTCCGCTCGGAGTCGTAGCGGACGATGTCGTAGCTGTCGGGGTAGGCCATGAGCCGCTGGTCGGGCATCCACCGCGCCCACGGCACCGCGTGCCCGTTGCGGCCCACGCTCACGACGTAGCCGTGGAGCACGAGGCACACGGCCTGCTCGTAGCTCTCCGGGAAGATCACCTCCAAGGGCCGGAACCACTTGGCCGTCTCCTCCCACCCGGCCGGGAACCGCGAGACGGGCGTCCACGGGCCGCGGGCCTGGTTGAACCCGCCCCGGCCGGTCGTGCCGTGGAGGGCGTGGCGGAACTGGTAGTCGTAGGGCTGCACCGTCTCGGGCAGCATCCCGCGGCGGCAGGCGATCTCCAGGACCGCCCGGACGTTGGCCCCGCCCCACTGCCGCGGGTTGGCCTCGGCGTAGACGGACAGCGGCGACAGCCAGACCGAGCCGAAGTCGCGAGACTCGGGGTATCGGTAGTCCTTCCGCGGCCCGCCGTAGTTCACGCCCCGCGCACGGTTGCGGGCGGCCTCGACGTTGGCCCGCAGACTGTGGGCCGTGCATTCGTGGGTGTTTTGCCCGCCGTTTCCCGGCCCCTGGTTCGTGAACCGATCGACGTAGTTCATTGCCCACGCCCCGGCCGCGTCGTTCTCGCGGGCCTTCGCGATCCAGTCGCGCGGCTCGATCCACAGGGCCGCCGGGAACTCCCGCGAGGCGGAGCCGCAGGCGTCGCGGAGGGCGTCGGGCGTGTCCTCGATCGCGAGGCTCGCCGGGTAGCCGTCGTGCTCGGACGGGAAGACGTCGATCAGGCGCGGGTCGATCATGTCTCCCACCCCCTGTAGCGGCCGTATCCGGGTTGGCACTCCGGGTCATGTTTCGCGCGGCGGCGTTCGACGCGGTTCTTCCGCCGCTTGATGAACTGGTGGTAGCCGCCAGCCCGGCGACTCTTGCCGTCCGCCTTCTCGCATGCGATTGGATTCACGGCACGGCCTCCATCACTGCCGCCTCACTCCCCGGCCGCGGAGTCACCCGGAGCACCGTCCGGCCCGCGAGGGCGACGACCGCCGGTAGCCCCGCTTTGCGGGCCGCATCCAGGGCGGCCTGGTACTGGTCTGGGACGTCGCCGTCGCCGTCGGTCGTGTCATCCTCGAGCAGCGTGGCGACCACCTTCCGCTCGCGGTTCAGGCGGTTGACCGCCACGGTCACGAACGGCGGCACGCCACCGTCGTCCTTCTCATAGACGTAGACGGCCGCCGTCGCGGACCCGCTCGTGTCCACGCGGCACCCCTCGACGCGCGGCAGCGTCAGGATGAGAAGCCCGGCGGCGATGAAGGCGAGCGGCCTCACGCCTTGGCCTCCGGCTTCAGCAGCTCGTCGAGCAGCTGCTGGCACACCGCCACGGCCGAGGTCTTCCCCTGGTCCCGCAGCCGGGCCGCGAGGTCGATCACCAGGCGGAGGTCTTCCACCGGCGTCCGGGTCCGCCGGCCAAGACGGCCGCGGAACTGCTGCACACCCACGACCACGCCGTAGCCGACGAGGCCGACGGCGATCACGATCTGGGCCAGGGTCATGTAGTTCACTTCGTCTCCTCCATCTCCGCGGCTTTATCTGCGATCCATCCCGCGAGGGCCGCGCCCTGCGGGGTGTGCAGCACGGCCGCCACGAGGCGGGCGAGCTCGTCGTCGAGGCGGTTGCCGGTCTTGCTCGCGAGCCACTCGATCGCGTCGGCGATCGTGTCGGCCCGGCCACCGTCATCCACGGCCGCCGATAGCCGCTTGGCGTAGCCGAGCAGGGGAGCCCACTCCACGAGCAGCCGGACGTTGCCGAACATCGTCAGCGCCTCACGAGCGAGAGGACCTGTTCCACCGCACCGGCCGCGAGGGCCACGACCAGGGACCGAACCGCGGGCCTTGCGAACATCCACACCGGCCAGAGGACCGTGGGAACGGCCTTGTCGGCGACGGCGTCGAAGAGGTCGGCCACAGCGACCAGCACGGCGGCCTTCTTCGCCTCGCCGCTCATGTCCTTGACGTCCTCGTAGCTCTGGACCAACAGCCGCACGAGGGCCATGGACAGCTCGCTGAACTCCTGCCACGTGAGCCCGTCGGCGGCTGCGGATTGGGCGGCGTGAATGAAGGCAGCCGCCCGGGCGATCGGCCCGGAGGAGGGGACATACGAGGCGACGGCGACAGGGGCATCGGCAATGCTCATTGGATCAGTCCCTTTGTGTGCAGTTCCTTGGCCATGGCGGGCGTGCAAAACGGCACGATCGCCTTCGATGGATCACCGCCAACCCCGGCCAGCGTGAGCGCGAGGTAGTAGTAGAAGTCCTTGTCCGTTCCGCCCTTCTTGCTCGTGATCGTCCCGATGCCGGCCCGTCGGAGCGGCTCGTAGTGAACGTGCTGGCTCGTCTCCCCGGCCGGTGCCATCGCCTCCCGGCCGTTGGCCGTGCGGCGGAACATCGACTCCTCGATTCGTCCGCTCACAGCCACGCTCCTCGGTTCCGTTTCATTGTACGCCTGTCCAGGTATGGCCCGGGGTGTGCCGCACCCCGGGCGTCGGGGGGTGGTGGATCACTCGCTCGCGAGAATCGCGGCGACGATTGCCCGGGTCTGCTCGGGAGTGCCGGTGTTGTCGACAACGCGGTCGATCAGGCCCGGCGACAGGCCAGCCTCGCTCACGTGCGGGGAGGCTTCCGTGGCCGGCCGGCGGTCCACCAGCCAGACCTCGCCGCCCATCTCTATGCGGACCATGTCGGCCTCGTTGTCGAAGCGGACGTTCTCGATCACGATGGTTGTCGCTCCGGCGGCGGCCAGCTCCTCGATCCGCCGCCTGGCGATCCGCAGCCACAGGTCTTCGGCCACCAGCGTCCGCCCCCAGTCGGTGCCGAGGGTCTGGAGCAGCTGCCGCGGCGACTTGCCCAGCCACTCGATCGGCCGCTCCTTCGTGGCCCGCTGCCGCAGGACGGTCTCGGGGATGCCGAGGATCGACGCTAGGGCGGCGTAGATCGGGTCGGCCAGCCCCACCACCACGGCATCGGGCACCATGCTGGCCACGAAGGTCTTGCCGCACCCGGCCGGGCCGGTCAGGCCGATGATCCGCGGCCGCTGCGGTGGCGTGATCAACTCCGTCTGGATCGGCTCGGCATCGCCCCGCATCCGGGCCAGCATGTCCTCACGCCGTGCCTTTACCCCGGCCCATGCCGCCTCGAGCTGGTCCGGCGTCAGCGTCCCGCCGATCCGCTCCACATTGAACTCCGCCGCCGGCGTCGGCCGGGCCGGGCGGAAGGTGAGCGTCTTCGTCGCCGCCAGGAACTCCGGCGGCAGTTCACGCCGCAGTTCCTCCAGGTCGGCCGGGGCCGCCACGCCGAGCGGCACGACCGTGCCTTCGGCCTCACGCGCCGGCCGCACCATGCGGGCGAACGGGTGCCCCTCGCACCCGGGGCAATCCGCCGTCTGGTAGCCGACCAGTTTCGGGTCGTCGGCCGGCGTGGCCGCCATGCGTGCAGCCACCGCCTCGCGGATGCCCGCGTTGATCTGATCCATGCTCGCCATGATTTCCTTTCGCTCCTTCAACAGCCTCATCACGTCCGCCGCCAGTGCTCCGCTCGTGCCCGTCCACTGCCCCATGAATCGCCGTGCCCGTTTCTCGCACGCCGCCAGGTAGTCGTCGGGCAGCCTCATACCTCCATCCTCGGCCCGGCGACGTGCATGGCCGTGAGCCCGCCGCCCGCGTCGTAGACGAACAGCTCCATCGCCTGCCGGTTGCCGACGAAGCCCTCGACCGCGTGGAAGTCGTCGGGCGGGCACAGGGCAGGGGCTACCCGCACGAGCACGCCGTCGTAGGTCTCGATCGGCCGCGACCACTCCGCCGCTTGGTGGTGGAGATGGCCGGTGTGGATCTCGCGGTACGGGCACTTCGCCCAGTATCGAGCCGCCTCGATCGCCATGAGCTGCGGCAGCTTCCGCTTGGCCTTGTGGCCGTGGGCGAAGCCCAACAGATTCTTCCCGTGGTCGAGATACTTCCGCGGCGTGTACTCCTGCTCGACTCGCACGCGGCGGTCGTGGCGGAACCGCTCGACGAGGATCCGCTGAAAGCCGTAGGTGAGCGTCTCGTCGTGGTTTCCATTCACGACCAGCGTGTCCACCGGGGCCACCGTCGCCGCGGCGTCGATCATCGCCAGGAGCGAATCGGTGCCGACGTTGAGCATCTTCTGGAGCCGACCGTCCCGCTCCAGCGGCGTGCCCTTCGTCGTTGTGCCGGCCGGCGAGTCGTAGTGGTAGACGTCGCCGAGCGTGGCCACCGTCAGCCGCCCAGGACGGTAGCGGGTCGCGGTGTCGAGCAGTTCCGCCGACGCCTCCCGCACAAGCCGGGCCGCGATGTCGAGGTCGTAGTCGGCACCGGCCGTCCGCCTCCAGCTGTACTTGCCAAAGTGTGGGTCGGCGAGCACGAGCACGGCCCACTGGTCGGTCGGCTTCGTGTACCTGGGCCGCGGCTTGATCGGCTTGCGGATGTCGGCTTTCGCCGCCTCGATCATCGCCTCCACACACTCCCGCGTGGTCGGCCCGCCGCGCGGCTTGAGCCGCACGTGGACGCGGTGCAGCTCGGTCACGACCGGCTGCCCGGTCTCCCGGTCAGCGGTCAGCCCCTCCCACTTCGTGGCCTCGCTCTGGGCGACCTCGAAGCGTTCCATGTCGGCCTCGATGTGCCGGAGCAGGTCTTCGACCGTGCGGATGCGGGCCGAGACGCTGCGGGCCTCCAGCCCGTCGGCGGTCTCACGCTTCGTGACCTCCTCGATGGTGAGGCCCTTGTCGCCGGCAGCCTTCGCGGCCACCTCGGCCACGATCTGCTTCACAGGCTGTCGAGCCATTGGATCACCATGTTGTGTTTGATGTTCGTGATCCCAAGCTGACTGAGCGTTGCGGCGATGGCCTTCGCGGCGGGGAGTTTGCACGGTCCGAACTTGCCAGCCTTGTAGGCTTTGGCGATCTCATCCAGGGTGCCGACATGCTCGGGGGAGACCTTCTGGTGCCACCGCATGTTGCGGCGCGGTCGTATCTGCCCAGCGATCTCCGCGACGATGTCTGTGGTCTTTGCCATGGCAGTTCTCCGTGGATGTCGTGAGCGTGCCATGGATCGGGTATGCGTCAACCGACTTCCTCCCTGGCGTTCCTGATCGCCCGCCTGACCAGCATCCGCCCGGCCGCATCGACGAACGGCAGTTTCCGGTTGGCCGCCTCCTCGCGGAGCCAGCCGACGATCATGTCGATGTTCGCCTCGCACCAGTCGCAGCCCCGCTCGTCCATCGTGCGGGCTCGGGCGTTGCATGCGCAGTCAGGCGTAGCCGTTATGCGGATGAGCTTCAGCAGCTTTTTGAGCTCGGTTCCTGGGCCGCTGGTTGGCTGTGGCGGTAGTGGAGCGGGAACCGCATCGCCCACAATCCGCCTCGTCCGGCAGTCCCTCTCGACCACCTGGCCGTCGATGATGAAGGTTTCGATGCAGCCCATGTCAGTCGATGGTGAGGGTAGAGGTAGCGGAATCGTAGGTGCCGGTCTTGGTCGTGCCGGTCAGCACGACGGTCGCGTATTCATTGTTCGTCGGGCCGAGGAGCAGGATGTATTCGTCGCCCGTTGTCGGGTCGCCTGAGAAGTCAACGGTCAGTGTGTCGTGCGTGAACGTGGCCGAGGTGGCGAGGCCGCCGGGGTTGCT